CGTAGTCACGTGAGGCGAAGGCGTCGGTGTCGTTGTCCATGGCAATGGTCTTCACGGCTGGAGCGGGGGCGACGATGGTGCCACCGTTGACGGGTTCGCCGGCGACGTTTTTAAGTGCGGTTACGACGGCGTCTTGCACAATTTGGTTGATGTTTTCCACGTTGTAAGTTCCTTTGGTGCTATTGGTTGAGGTTGTATCGCTAGGGCTCAACGTCGCCGTCGCAGTGCGCACGGTGCCGTCCTGAGTTGCCTTCACTTCGGTGAGTGTCCGGGGTTCTGCCGGAGTTGGGGTGAGGGATATTTCGCCGACGACCCAGCGCTTGAGTTCGCCCGCTTGGCGGACGACGAGGTGACTGAGTGCGCCCGTGCTGAGTCCCAGTGCGCCGCTCTTTACAAGCTTCATCACGTCGTCAATGTAGTCGAGTCGCTTGTCTAACTCAATCTCGACGTCGATACCATCGCCGACCGGCATCCACGCTTTGACGGTGCCGATTTGCCCACGGATGGAACCAAGCCCGTGGTCGTAGTAGACCGGCGTGCCCACAAAGCTCCGTGTCTCGCCAAGGTCGGTCGCCTTGGTAAAGATGTCGCCGGTCAAGTCTTTGCCACCGTAGACGATGCCACGACCACGGACGACGTAGTCGCCCACTGCCTTGACGCCGCTGCCGTAGGATTTTACAAAGTCATTCACTACCGACCTCCGAGTAAGCGACGGGCCAAAGCCTTGACTTCGTCCCCTACTTCTATTGTCAGGGGGGTGTCAAGGGTGGATTTTGTCATCATCTCGTCCAGCCATGCCTTAGGCAATGCGTCGACAAAGTTTTGTCCTTTGCGAGTGGCGAGGGCGATGAGTTTCTCTTTGAAGCTATCGAAGGACTCAGCGCCACCGTAGCGACCCCAGCTTGACACGGCTGCGCTGATATCGCCGGGCGTGACGACGGGGAAGTTGCGGGTATCAGGGAAGACAAAGTCACCGGCGGGCATGGCGAGACGTTCCTTGGGTGTGGTGTTGCGGTCTTCGATAGCCTTGTCTGCGTCCATGGTTTCCATCTCCGCTTCCATGGGCACGACGTCGCTTATCTCCATCGTTGGCTCCATCATGAGCTCAGCTTCGGGGATAATCCACAGCTTACACAGGGCGTACTCTTCGATGATACCTTCGACCACGGCACAGTTGCCGTCGGGTTGATAGAAGTAGCAATGTTCGCACGCCATACCTTGAGAAGCGAAGGGGTTCTTTGCCGCCTCCATGTAGTGCGCTCCGTTGGCGCCGATCCCTTTGTTAAACTTGCCCGCTTCGTGGGTGACTTCGATAAGCGACGACACCATCATGCGCTGGCGTGTGTTGAACTCTGCGCTTATCTCGTACATGGCTTTCATTGGTGGTGGCGACGTTTCGTCGTCTTTCAAGTCGTCGCCAAGTTCGACCATGTACGACTTGATGTTCTCTGCCATGCGTCGCACCTCACGGATGCGTTTCATGTCCGCTTCGCTGTGACGACGTGATACTTTGGTTTCCATGGTGTTCTCCTTCATAATCTGATTTGCCCAAGTGCGTCCCTCGTCTCCACCCCAGCCAAACCACGCTTGCCAGCCTTTGCCTTGTTCGTCCCACGTGGCACCTTGTTTGTCTACTTCGTGACGAGCGAAGTAGCTTACCATGCGCTGCACCGTGTCGAGTGAGACGGGGTCACGGTTTGCCAGTTGCCTCGCCCGTGCTAAGCCGACCGGTGTCATACCCTGCTGACTTGGTGGCTTCGTCGCCCTCACATCGAGGGCGCGTTGCGCATTACGAGCGACGTCGGCAGGCGGTGTATATGTGTCTGCCATTGCCTCTCCTTAACTGAACTTATCAAACAGCTTGTCGGCAATGTATTGCAGGTCGCCACTTTGATGCACTAAGGCGGCGGCGTCTCTCGCCGTCTTCCATCGTCCCTTGTGTATCTCGGCTTGTTGGTCGCCGACGACATACGGCGCATACGGCGCCGCCGACATAAGCACCGCAGTGTCGCCGTCAAGGTCAACACGGTAACTGCGGTTGAGTGTTTCGCTACCGTTGAGTCCGTTGCCCGTGCCACGAAGATACGGGATGCGAAGCTTGCCTCTGCCGCCTGCCCACATCATCATCACAAAGCGCCGTTGTTTCTCAGACTTCCACTTCATCGAGCCACGCTTTGGCGGCGGTGGCTTGTCTTCGTTGAGCCGTGCTTGCACAAGGATCGCATAGGCAAGCGTGGTCGCACGACATGCATCTAAGATGCCCGCCGTCGTGATGCGGTTGATGATTTCGACCTCGGTGCGAATCATGGGCGCACCAAGCGCAACGACGTGTCACAGCGACAGTTGACGTGGGCAGGCGGACCGCCGGCGACCTCTGCGGGCCACTCATCCTCCGTCATGCCGTTGAGGTCAACGCCGTAGGCTTGGCCAGTGCATATCGGGCAGACCTTCTCGTCGGCGTCGGTATTCCATACGCGAATCATGGTAATCCCTGCCCTGCCGAGGTACTTCTGATATTCCACCGTGGCTTGCGCCGCCGCCCGCGTCGTCTCCGTCACGGCTATCATTCGCGCCCGCACGGCATCAGACAACGGTAACAGCATCGCAGTGACGTCGTCTATGGTCATGCCCGGCGTCGTGCGGTATGTTTCGATGATGGGCTTGATGCGGTCTGCCGTCGTCTGGTCGATGCGTGACGTCGTCAGTGGTACGTAGTCACTGAGCCAGTCAGTGACGCGCTGTGATTCTTCGCCGGTGTCCATGGGGATAGAAAACTGTGTCCCGAGTGTGTCGATGCGCTTGCCCATCTGCGTTGCCAGCTCGGCGTTTAGCACTGGGGCGATGACGTCTTTGAGCGTCGGGTCGACTTCCTTGTTCTGAGTAATTTGCCGAGCCCACGCCTTGCCCCGCTTGGCGAGTTCTGGCGCGATGGCGTTGTAGATGCGTCGCTCATCGGGGGTCAAGTCGTCGACGGCTTTGACTTCGGCGACGATGCGCACAACGTCGGACACCGTTGAGTCATGGTCAATCCGTGCCATTACGGACTTTACTTCGTCGGCAGAGATAACGGCGCTATCGAAGTCACACCACGGGGACTTCCCTGCCTTGATGCGCCGTTCTAATTTTTTTGACAGCAGTGCCCAGTCTACGGAGCGGGTCGCCGTGTCGGGCTGTGCGGGTGCGACGGCACCCACCGGAGTACTTGGTTCCTGCGGTGTGGCTTCCTTAGGGAGTTCGTCGGTTGGCGCAGGGGTGGGCGGTGCAAGGAACATCTCATCCACACCGTCATAGCCAAGGATGCGCATGGCATCGGGCAAAGGAAGCCCCGCTTGGGTGAGCTTGAGCAACGAGTCGGCACGGTCGGCTTCGTCGGCTTGCATGACGTCGAGCATCTCCGGATTGAAGCGGATTTCGTAGCCAATCGGTGCGAGGAGTTGGCTGTTAATAATTTGTTCGTAGAGTCCAAGCCGAGGGACGATGGTTTCCCGCCAAAAGCTTTGGCGGTCACTGTCGGCGGTGGCGTAGTTGGCTGCGCTGGCTTCGAGCATCGTGCGAGGGACACCGAGGGTCATAGCGATAGACGTGATGACCCGCTCTTGTAGCTCGGGTAGCATCATCGTGTTGATATCGGGCGTCACCTTTTGGACTTTGAGTTCCGGCGCACGTACAAAGAGACTGCGGAAGGCGTTGGCCACTCCGCCGATCCGTGTTGCAAACTCACCACGGAAGCGTTGGAACTCTGCGTCGTCCATTGCTTCGGGTAAGTTCATTACCATGACAGGCTGGGCACCGCCTTCGAAGAACGCCGAGGTAAACCGCTCGAGGTAATGCCCAAGCTGGGCACTTTGTAACGCGACCTGCGCCGGTGCGAGACCCGGGAGAATGTCGTCACGATACGACGGCTCACGAAAATAGACGATGCTGTCAATGTTCCATGGCCCGTAGGTGCGCCCAAGTTGCGTCTGGGTAAACAGCGCACCGCTATACGGATTCTCTAAGCTTGACGACGATGGCTCGAAGCCCACGGTCATCGTCGTAGGATTAAGCACGACAAAGCCAGTCATCGTCCGACCTTTGACGATGCGGTACCAATACGCTCCACCGGTGAGGAGCAAAGAGCGCTCGGTGTCTCGCATCAGCGACGATACCGTCTGCTGCCACGGCCACTCCACCTCGACGCCACGCCGCGTCAGTGTATAGGGCACCGTGCTGATTGCGTCGCACCGTAGATTGACGGCACGGTACAACATTGGGACGACTTCGTAGGCGTCCGTCGCCGAGGCGATGCGTCCCGCTCGGCTCATGCTGGACATCCAGCCGGGTATATTCATACTCACTCAGACCACCCCCATGTTACTCTTGGCTTACTCATCATCGCCACGGCGCCCGAGGCGGCGTCTACGTAGTCGTCATGTGGCGACGAGGGGAAGCCGACGACCTCGTCAATGAATTGTCTATTCCATGCGCCGGCGACCAAGCGCACCTTGCCACCCTCGGCCCGCGCTGCCCATGGCATCGCTCGGCTTTGCTTATCCTTGTCGACCCTGATTCCTTTGAGCGTGACTCCGGATATCTCCGGCATACGGCGCAGTTCCTGAATTGCCGCCAAGCCGTGGATGGCTTCTTCGATGCCGACCTGCGTACCGGCTTCGCTGTGCATCGTGGAGACGATGACTTTGCGGACGTCTGGCCACTCCGCCTTGATGTGGATGCCTGCGTCAAGGTAGACGACGCCGTCATCACCAAGCGCAGCACGGATTGACGCCGTGTAGTCAGCTGAGGTCTTGGTAGAGGCGGCGAGGTCCCAATACCGAAACCACTTGAGACCCTCCGGCGCACGAGGCACGACGCCGAGCCAGTGACGCTGAAACATTGCGCCGATAGGGTCAATGAATTGTCCGTCGACTTCTTGGCGATACATCTCGCTCGTCATTGACTGACGAAGTGTTTCGATGAAGTGACTTGGAAGATACGGATTGTCCGTGGATTTGGCTTGGGTAATCGTGTAGTCTTCGCCACCACTTTGCCAGACGTTGTATAGCCAATTCTTGCCACGTGGTGTCGTGGTGACCCATGCCCGACCCGGCGCACGACGAAGCGTGGCGATGGATGTTGGCCACGTGTCCTCCGTCATCATCGCCGCCTCGTCAAGCCAGAGCCACGACGCATTGGCACCACGGAGGGCGTCGGGATTGTCAGCACTGCGGAAGATGATGGTGCGGTCGCCAAGCAAGCGCAGTTCTTTGTCGGATTTATTCCACGACGTGGCGATGCCCGCCGACGCCACGAGACTCAGGATAGTCTCCATGGCGCCGAGTTTCAGCATCGGGTACGTCGGGGCAATGATGAGGCCAAGCGATCCCTCCGGCTGTCGCAATGCTTCCACTGCGCCGGCCCTCGTCTTGCCTGAGCCACGCCCACCAATGAACATACGAAAGCGCGACGCATCACTCCAGAATCTTTGTTGAGCTCTGGTCTGCGTCGTGTGGCGTATCGTCACCGGTGGGCAAGCTGAGGTCGATTGTGTAGTTGGTAGGAGTGCTGGACGAAGTGACATTGTAGGATTCTCTGTAGCTTGGGTCGAGCTTCTTAAGTAAGAACATCGCAGCAGCAGGCACGGTCGGCGCCATTTTAAATAGACACGCCTCGAGGTAGTCGATGCGATTCTCTTGGCCTCTTATCCGTGCCTCACGTAGTCGCATCGCAAAGGTCGGGTCGGCTTGTTCCATGCGCCACACCGTCTTGCGCTCAAGCCCCACAGCGAGCAATGCGTTGTGCATCACGCCAAGTTCCGCCACCGCTTCGATAAGGTCTTCGCATTGAAGCTGGGTGAAGATTGGCTTCTCGCTGACGAGCTGTTTACTCTTTGGATTCGCCATCGCCGATTGCCTGATATGTCATGAAGCGAAGAATCATGTTGACGATGGACAGCGCAGCCGTCAACTGTGGGTAGATGCTGACAAGCTCGGGCCACTGAGTCAAGCTACCGATGATGATGGCGAGCAAGGCAAAGACGTTAAACCAAAGAGTCCGAGATTCATACCATGGCTTCATTCTGTTATTTCTCCATTAATCTAAGTGCGATAGGCACGACTACGCTGGCAAGGACTAAGCCACCATACAGTCGATTGACATGGTCTTCTAACTTTGACACCCGCGCTTCAATCATGTCGAAGCGGAGGGCGCCGTCGTCTAAGCGCTTGGCAATGTATTTAATATCCCGTGATATCTCTGCAATAGACACTTCCACATTTTGGGCCGGTGCGGTCATCCTATCACCCCCTCATATGCTCACTAAGGAGCTTCCAAAATATATCCCAAGGGAAGGCGTGCGGGTCGTATTTGCCCTGCGTATCAATCCCAGCGTGTGGCGTAATCATCTGTATGCTTGGCCACTTCTTTAGCCAGATGGCGACTTGCTCGGCGGTGCTGTCTACTTGGCTGTGCGGGTACGGATCGGGCACCGTCTTCGACCCGCTATTCATAATCTCGATTCCAAGACTCATCCCGTTCGGACTGCGATTCCCCAAGCTACCAACGGAGCTGAAGCCCACGTGGTAGGCGATGCGCTCGTCGATGACCATGGTCGTCCGTCGTCCGTCCTTGGCGATGGCGCAGTGAATGGAGACGCCACGAGGATTACTGCGGAGGTAGGCTATTTGATTCTTTGCGGGCCCAGCGGAGCCGGTGTGATGCAAGACGATGACTTCGGGTGGCATCGGTCGGACGCCGCCTTGACTCAGTGCAGGCACAATATCGACGGGGTATGGCATAAAAAATTCCTCCCTACTTCTATTGTCAGGGGGGTGTCAAGGGCAAAGCAAAGCCCCCACGATGATGGCGCGTCGTGGGGGCTTCGGTATGGGAGTCAGGGACCATGCACTACGTAGTATATCACAGTTTAACGATGCGCTTGATGTAGCTTGCCAAGTCGACCAAGTAGTCTTGCACCTGCTGGATATCGCTTGACCCCTTGATGAAGCCAAGCCGAATAAGGTAGTTGACGTCCCATATCTTTGCCCAGACGATGTCTTCCACTTGCGCCTTGCTCAGCACTTGGCTTTACAGCGCATTGACTTGGACTTGCAAGGCCTTGACTTGGGCGGTCAGTGTATCAACGTCGCTTTCGGCTTGGCGGGCGATGGCGGTGGCTTGGTTGGCTGCGCCGATAGCACGGTCAGCCGTCGCTTGGGCGGTGCCAAGACCCTGCTTGAGCCCAGCGACCTGCGCTTCGTCGACGTTGATGACCGTGCTAGACGGCGTGTCGCTGGGGTCAATGTAGCCGTCAATCAATAGGCGCCATTGTCCGCCCTTGGCATCACAGAATCCAAACCATAGCTGGCTATTCATGACTTCGAGGTAGCCGTTGCTGCCGGGTTGGAAGAAGAGAAGCGTCGATGGAGCGCCGGGTGCGGTGCGGTAGACGTGGCTTCCCCAGTCACCCCCGGCGACGGTGCGTCCGACCCATGTTTGATAGATGGCGCCGGTCTTGTCGATGTAGAAGTTGGCACCGCCGGCGCTGTAGCTCGGTGCCTTGATGGGCAGACGGATCGGTAGGCTCATAGTAATACTCCTTGTTTTTCGTCGGCTGGCTCAACGGTCACATCGATATAGAAGTTATCCGCGATGACCTCATAGACCACGGCGTCGTTGACCACTTTGCGTTGACATGTATATTTTACTGCGGATATTAGATGCTTGACGGCGAGGAGCGCAGCGTGCATCTCAGACTTGGCCACGAACGACCGTGTGACGCCGTGGCGAGTGACGTGGTAGACGTTGGTCATCGGACAATCTCCTTTACTCTTCGTATCATCTCAGTATACTCGCTGTCGGTCATTTTCTTATCCATACTTTGTATCTGCGAATAAACACAAAGCCACGACGGGGAAGAATGAGCTCCATCATCCCGTCGAGCCTTTGTCGGTAGCGTTGCGGGAAGCCACGCTCATGACGACGTTTGACGATGATACGAAAGTTTACCCGCAGTGTGACATGGCGACAGCGGTGGCAAAACTTTGTGGTACGGAGGAACGTAGTGACCATCATGGCTTTGCCCTGATGAGCTCGGGTGGCACTACGGGAACTCTGCGGTGTGCCCACTCTTCCTCACCGTCGTACTCATAGCGTGACGACCATGTGCCGTCGGTGTACCAAATGATACCGAATAGCTCTTGGCTACCGAAGCCCGCATCGTAGACAAAGTCGAGGCTCTGCAAAAATGCGTCATACTCTGCGGGCGCGTAATCGCAGGGTAAAAAATACTCTGCGGTAAATCTCACCCAAGAGCCACGTTGTACAACGGCGCATAACACAGACTTTTCTTTGACCTCGTCGATAAACTCCGCTTTCGCGTTGCGTGCGTCTGGCATAACTTTACCTTTCCACCTTGGGCAACGTGATGCCACGCTGTCCTTGATACTTCCCGCCTTTGTCTGCGTAGTTTTTGGCAGCGGGCCGACCACGAAAAAACAAGACCTGGGCGATGCCTTCATTGGCGTAGACACGGATCGGCAACGGTGCGGTGTTGCTCAGCTCAATCGTCACGTGACCTTCCCAGCCCGGCTCCAAGGGCGTCGTGTTGACGATGAGCCCACAGCGTGCATACGTGGACTTCCCGACGACCACACACAGCACGTCTTTGGGGATGCGGAAGTACTCGACCGACACAGCACGAACTCGTTCGGCGGTATCTTAAAATGCGGTGCCGTCGTCGCCGTCATGAGCTCGTGGAGGTTGCCTCGCTTGGGGTCGATGACACGGGCGCTGTCGTGGTTGAAGTATTGCCACTCATCGGCGCATCGCATATCGTAGCCATACGACGTCACGCCGTAGCTGATGACGCCGGTGCGGACTTGGCTAAGCTCCGCATCCTCAATCATGCCCGCGTCAATCAACGCCTTAATCTCAGTATCACTCTGTATCATTCATTAGCGAAGTACCGCCTTTCCAGTGCTATCAATTCGTAACCACTTTGTCCAACATCGCTTTGACGATGCCCAGTGACGCCAGCCGGCGCCGTCGTCCCAAAGATAGACGAAGGTGTCGTACTGATTCTGTACGGTGTCGAGCTCGGCGTGGTCGTAGCCGTTGAGCCAGACGTAGGTGGCATCGTTGAATTGCCATATCCCGCCGTCGTCGGTGTCGCTGCGCGCATGGACGTCGTAGCTCCCGAAGGACACGGTGTCGCCTGATTCGCACGTCGCAATGGCCACGGCTTCCGGCGTCACCAGCAACGGCTCCACGTGGCAAGAGCCAAGCGAGCAGGCAAGGTAAAGCATGAGTTCAATCATTGTCTCTCCTCCGTCAGGACGTCGAGGGCTTCGTCGAAGCTGCGTATCACGGCGATGCGACCGCCGATCCAGCTTCGGAAGAATTGCTCCTGCGTCGCCCGGACATAGCCCTTCGTCGTTTTGATTTCGAGGAGGTAGGTGCGACCACGCCAGCCAACGAGGATGTCGGGCACCCCTTTGCCGACCGCTGCCAAGTCGATGACCACGGCGCCGATGGCCCGAAGCTTCTCGACGATTTCGATATGGTTGGCGTCGTAGCTAGTTTGTCGGCGTGCTGCCATCGCTGTCATCTCCTTGTATCTTGGCCCATGCTAATTGTACTTCGAGTGAACGCAGGTCATCTTTGCGGATGCGGTGTGTCCACCACGCTTCGACTAAGCCAGCGAAGTCGCCGCCTTGTTCGATTGTTTTGACGACGCGAACACTAAACTTTTGCATCGCATCCATCCGCTGGAACGGGGTGAGCAGTGTGCTGAGCTCGGCTGCGACTTCGAGCATCTTGGTGAATCGTGGCTCGAGCTCGGGTGTCACGAGCTTCCCCCACGTGTGGGCCAAGCGGTCAACCTCGAGGTGCAGTGCAGCCACGAGGGATCGGCTGGGCTTCTTTCGGCAGGCGTCGCAGAGTTGCGGGTACGGTGACTTCGCATTGATGCGGTCACGGCAGACTAAGCATTGCATCGTGGTCGGGACGGTTAAGAACTTCATCGGGCCTCCTTTTTTACTAAGTGGGGCGGGGTTGAAACTTAGGCGGACGGAGGAATCATTAAGCGCTCTTCGTCGTCGTGCCACGTGATGACGTTGCGACTCAGTAGCTCATTCATATCTGCCTTGATGGCGGCCCAGATGGAGCGTGGGCCAATCTGCGGACATACGTTGTCGGGGCGCGTTGCCTGTTTGCGAAGTATGGTGAGTATCTGCTCCTTATATACTATGTCACTCTGGTCACTCTTGCCCTGTTTGGTTGATTCGACTGCCTCAAACCCCTCAGTCACTCTTGAATCACTCTTAATCACTCTTGCTCCCTCTTGGTTACTCTTCAGTACTTCTTGGTTATTCTTATCTGATTCTATAGAGTAACCAGAGTGACTAGAGTAACTAGAAGTACTAGAGTAACCAGAGTGACTGATATTTGTATAGGGCTTATACTTTCCGTAGCCCATCTTCTCTACAAGCTTATCCTGTACCAAGCGACTTAGTAACTTCTTCACCGCCTCCGGTGTTTTGCTAATCTCCAGCGCAATCTCCGACGGCGTCATGGCAATGCTGGCCGCTGCCAACACGTCGTATATCTGCCGTCGCTCTGCGCCTGTGCTTTGCAGTAGGCGAAGCTTCTGGTCAACGGCGTGGGCACCTAAGAAGTCATCCCACGTCAGGTCGACGCGGTCGGTGTCGTGGATATTCCGGTCTACCATTTGCAGTACGGTGTTGTACTGATTGTCTGGGTCTTTGGTGAGTAGCCACATGGCATCAACGGCGCCTTGTATACCGGTTGACCCGCTGATTTTGTCGAAGGGATTGTCGCCTTTGAGCATCTTGGTTTTGTTGGTGTGATGCACCACGATGATACAGATGTTCCGTCTCGTGGCCAAGCGTTGAATCTTTTTAAGTGCGTCGTAGTCTGCGGTGTAGACTGGGGTGCGTGGGTCGACCGCTTCTTTCCACTGTGCCAGCACGTCGATGATGACGACGCGTACATCCATGTGGGCGTCAAGCCATAGCTCCAAGTGATCCCCGGCTTCGCTTCCTCTCCATGGCCAATCGTCGCCAAAGCCGAAGTAGAGATTTGTTGGCCACGTCTTACCGTGCATCATATTGGCGACACGACGATGCACGCTGTTTTCGCTCATCTCAAGGTCGAGGTACAACACGCCAGTGCTTTGCAATACTTCGAAGCGCTCAAAGACCTTGGAGCCCTGCGCTACGTTGAGCGCCAAGTGCAATGCTAAGAAACTCTTGCGACTCTTGGGCGCCCCAGCCAGCAAGTAGCACCCGGTACTCATGAGGTCGTCAATGATGTACTCGAGGGGTGGCACGTCCTTCTTTTGCAAGTCCGCAGCCGTCACCGTGCGGGGCAGTGCCTCAACGTACTCCACAGTGCCGAGGCTATGGGGCAATGCGTAGAACTCTGTCGGACTCCATAGGCGCAGGTAATCCGCAATGTCGCCCTTGGCGTCCAGCTTCATATCCACCACGGTCACGGCGTAGCCAACGGAGGTCAGTTGCTTGTATAACTTGCGTGCGGCGTTCGCTCCTTTGTTGTCGCAATCCATAGCAACCACGATAGCACCCCTGTACGCCTCTAGGAGCGACTCTAGGAGCTTCTCGGGTATCTCTCGCTCACTTCCTCCGGTAATGCACGTTACGGGCATGCCTAGCGCTTGGGCGACTACGGTCGACGCCTCGCCATTGCAAAGCGTCAACGGGAATCCGCCGGACTCCGCAATTTGCAGTGCCTGGCTAAGCTTGTACCATGATGAGGTGTAGCCCTTGCCATGGATGTACTTGGTACTGCCACTGAGCATCCGGTATCTGGTGCCGGTGTCCGTGGTGAAGGCGATAGCAGGGTTTCCGCCACGACTTGACGGCGTCCAGCCCGCTTTGCGGAACACCTCTTCGCTTGCGCCATGATCGGCACAGAACTCGGCGAAGGTCTTGGCTTTGGCGGTGTCCGTCGTTGGGGCAAGCTTTGGGAGTTCGATGTTCATCCGCTTGGCTAAGGTATACAGTGAGCCACCCTCTTGGGCAACGTGGTCGAACCACGTGCCATGCTCACCGTCTTTGATAGTCAGATGGAACGCTTCGCCGTCGGAGCTGGCACGAAGGGGAGACGATGAGCGGTACTCACCATTTCCCCGTTCCTTGACGTTGCGGAGCTGGGCGACGACTTTGTCGGCGGTTGATTGAGTCATGACTTGTCCTCGATGTAGTACACAGTCTCGCAAAACGTCTGCCCTTTGTGTTGGTAAATGAGTAATTCAAATAGTGGGGGATTAGACCCCGACCCATATACTTCATCATAAGCATGACATGATTCGCACGAATAATATATACGAATACCGTCACGACGCGTGCTTGGATTTGTTTTCATATCGTCTTTAGAAACCGTTGTGATTTGATTATTAATAGTCGTTTTAATTCCAGGCACTTGATAATCGTCACCGTCACGAATAAACACTTCCACTTTTTCTTGATGCGTATAGTCGTAAAGACAATGCGGACATGCAAGCAAAGAAGAGCCGGGTCCATTATGCATAAAAATTGGCTGAAAAGGCGCACAACGCTCCCACTTTTTTGGCGTTGCTTCCGGCGTTGTCACTGGCTCAGATTTTGGCGTACTCACTTGGCGATTCCATCCGTTCGGCGTGGCGGTGCCAAGGGATCGGATGTACTCTTGCTCCTTCTTCAGTGCTTCGGGTTTCGTGGCCACTTCTTCGAGTAGCTCCATGGTCATGCGGTAGCCCTCAGTACGCAACGCTTTGTACACTGCGCTGTTGGTGTCCGCGCGGTGTTGTTCCCAGCGTGCTATTAAGTCATTGCGAGTTATCCCGACGTACTTCATATCGGTGTCGAGGTGCTTAATCAAGTAAATCTTCCAGCTCATCACTTCGCCTCTTTCTTCGCCTTTGGCGTGGTCGCCTTGGTCAGTAACGAAACCACGACGACGTTGCGGCTTTGCTTTTTCTTGGTGGCCAATTCGTCCAGTACATTGAGGACACTGAGCGGTAAGCGCAGGTGGACTGATTGGCGGGACGGGGCGGGCGCTTCGCCCTTGCGTGGTCGTGCCATTGGGTGACTCCTTTTCATACGTGGAACATTATTATACCACGTAGCACAGTAGTGTCAATCAGTGAACTGCCGAGGATTCCTCGGCAGTTCACTATGGTTTACAACAAGCTGGCTTGGCGTAAAAACGCATCCTCCGCCGTCGCCGTCGTCACTGCCTTGGTCGGTGCGGGGCTGATGCCATGCGCTGCCAAGTCCCACCACATGGTCGGCGTCCAGTGTCGCCAATCGTTGGCGGGGTTTTGCATCGCCTCGACACAGCGCAGCGCCGCCTCATCAAGGTCACAGCTCAGGTGGGGCATTGCTGCCCACACCGTGAAGCCTTCGTGGATGCGGACTTCGCCGGTATCTTCGATGACCGATACGCAGGCATGGCCGTCCCAGCCAAGCGGGCGCATCGATGGAGCGAAGACGTCATAGAAGCGTTGATGGGGAATCGTTGAGACCGTGCGTGGCTTCATCACTTCGCCTCCCGTCGTAGCATATGCACATAGGCGGCGGTGCATCCGTAGTCGTCTGCGATGTCTCTCGCCGATCCGTCGCCGTGTACCGCAGTCATAAACTTAGGATTGTTGCGCAGGGCATTGCGGAAGACTTTGGCGACACCGAGCTTTACCCGATGCTTGGACACGACGCTGAGCCCAAGCCCGAACATCGTTGCGACCTCGGCTGGAGTCTTGGTTTTGA